AAGGTGGAAATGGACATTTAGTTTATAATGAAAATTATTTTAAACTACAAAAAGAAAATGAAGAATTAAAAAATAACATAAGAAAAAATGAAAATGAGTTAGAATTTGATGTTAATTGTGACTGGATTGCTTTACAAAAAATGTTAGACGAATCTGAAAAAAGCAATGAATATATATCATACAAGAATGAAAAATGGATAAAAGAAAAGTATTGTATTCCAATTCAAAAAATAAAAGCCAAAATAGAAGAATTGGACATAGCAATATCAGAATGCATATATTTAGACGAGGATGACGAAAAATACAAAAAAGCAGTTAAAAAAGACAAGTTATGCTTATTGAATCAAAAAAGAGCCTTACAAGAATTATTAGATGGTAGCGACACAGATGTCGGTAGCATAGGAAGTGAGAATTAAAAATGAAAGAAAATGAACAGCTACGAACAGAAGTGAACAGCTTAAAAGAAGATAACGAACGATATCAAGAATTAGAATTGCAAATATTAGAAAGTGAGGAATAAATGAACGAGGAAGAATTTGAAGAATTATTTGGAAATACGCCGTTTGAGAACATAAAGAAAATACAACATTACATAGATAAAAACTATATTCCAGTAGAAAATATAGAAAAACTACAAAAAGAGAACGAAAAGGCATTAGCTGAATATATGAAATGGCAAAAACAAGAACTGAAGCAAAAAGATAAAATAATAGAACAAATGACTTATTATATTATGAATTTAGATATTGACGAAGATATATGCAAAAAAGTAAATTGTGACACAAATTCAGGAGAATTAGATTGCAAAGACTGTATCAAACAATATTTTGAGAATAAAGCAAAAGAAATCAAATAAAATGGAGGTTAATCTATGGGAACAGAAGATACAATAGAAATGGTAATAATTAAGAATGATACTGTAATAAAGAAGAAATTCAGTGTTATAGACGAAGACGAGGTAATAAGTTTTAATTTAGGAAATTTCTTTATAGCACTACGAAAAGAAGATCTTAGAAAATTAATATGAGGAGGTACAAAAGATGCAATATATAAAAGAAGATGTTGAAACCATGTTAAAGGATCACTTAAAAAATCAAGCAAAGCTGACGGAAATACAATTAAAAAAAGAAGAATACGAAAAAAGATTGGAATATGCTGGAACGGTATATGAAGAAACAGAAAACGAAATTATAGAAAATATGCAGTTAGCTGGACAGGCTTATGATAGTATACATAGTAATACAAACAAAGTATCAGATAAAGTACTAAATACAGCAATGAATTATCATAGAGAGGAAAGACACATAAACAAAGAAGATAGGCAATTTTTACAAACCAAATTAGAAGAACTAAACAAATTGAAAGACGAGTTAGATAAAAAAATAGTAAGAGTTGAAAACATGATAAATCAACTATCAGCAGAAGAAAAGTTCGTTGTAAAGATATATTATATGGAAAAGTCTAAATGGGATTATGTATCACAACAATACTGTATGGAGTTCCAAAAACCAAAATCTATAAATCAATTATTAAATATAAGGGACATGGCAATAAAAAGTATGCTTGATGTACTAAATATAGGTGAATAATGAAAAATTGTGATAAAATTGTGATGAAATTTGGATGAAATTTGGTTTTGAAAGAGTTATAATTATAATAGAGAAAAAAAGATATAAACTTTTGCGGAGCTGAACATTAAATGTTTAGCTCTATTTTTCTATTAGATATTAATATACTAGAGGCCTTATTATAGGTAATTGCTATTAAAGATATACTGAACTAGTGCGGTATGTTAAGACTGCTGAGGTGGTCGTAGTTAGTTACCTAGTAAAAATTGACAACTTAATCCAGAAAGTTTGGAGCTTTCCTGCTAAGAAATGCGTACCTAATAAGGTATATGGTGCAAGTCCATAGGTTGTCGCCAGGTTCTAGGTAGCCCCTAGATATGCGGAGTAAAAAGTGGGGAAACCTTCGTTGAAAATAAAATTAAAATCCCCTACATGGCAGAGTAATTCAAACGGCTTTGAACACTGTCTTGAAAACAGTTGGAGCAGTAAAATGCTTGGGGCTCGACACCTCACTCTGTCGCCAAGTAAAATAGTATGTAATGATATAAAAAAGCAATGGGAGCAAAAGGTTGAGATATTAATTCCGACACAGGGAAGAGAAATATCAGAACTTCCAAGAGATTCGGCTCGTAAGCTAAAGGCTATAGGCTGTGTTGATACCAGAAATCCAAACGATACGAGGTAGCGCCTTGTATAATCCTGTATCATTACATAGTGTTTTATACAAAGGAAGTGTTGTATATGAGAGGTAGTATAATAGCAAACTACATAGACAGTGAATATAGAAGAAGAAAATTTTATGAGAACAAGAAGAGACAAAAGTGTATTGTAGATGAGAAAAGACAATGCGACAAATGTAAATATTTAAATATATGTGAGGATAAAGATGAAATTTAAAATAAATAATACGGAATGGTTAATAGAAGAAGTAGATGAAGCCACAATTAATAACGAAATGAAAAGTGATGGAACATTAGGAGTAACAATATATAGAACTCAAACAATAATGCTACTAAAAGATCAAGCTAATATAATAAAGACATTGAAACACGAACTAACACATGTTTGGCTATATGAATACGGACATAATCAAAACGACGATAAAACATTCAGCTATGAAGATGTATGCGAAGTAGTTGCAAGTAGTAATGATTTTATAAATGAAATAATAAAAGAATATGTACGGAGAACATAAATGAAGAATGACGATTTAATAATTTATAAGAAAGATAATAGGGAAATTATAGCTATAATTCCAATAATAAGAGGAGATAGACCAACAGTATTTAAAAAAGGTTATATGTCAGTTATAAAAAAATGCGATGAAAGAAATATATTAGGAGACGGAAAACATATCTATTTAGCTGAATAGAAAAATAAGATACAGACAAAAGAGGTGATTCAATTGACAAATGCACAGAAAAGATTTTGCGATGAGTATTTAATAGACCTTAATGCAACAAGAGCATATAAGGTTGCTTATCCAAAATGTAAAGAAGATGAAACAGCTAATGCAGCATCAAGCAGAATGTTAAGAAATGTTAAGGTTCAAGAATACATATCTGAAAAGCAAAAAGAAATAGAAAAAAGAACAGAAGTTACACAAGATATGGTAATAAAAGAATTAGCCAAAATAGCATTTTTAGATATAAGAAAATTATATACAGAAAATGGACAATTAAAAAATGTTGCAGATATAGATAGCGATACAGCAGGAGCAATATCATCACTAGAAACTTTAGAAGAATATGAAGGGTATGGAGATGACAGAGAAAAAATAGGAGATACACAAAAAGTAAAACTATTAGATAAAACAAAGGCTCTTGAATTATTAGGAAAACATTTAGGAATGTTTAAGGAAAAAGTAACAATTGATGGCAATGTTAATACAAATAATCCATTTTCAGGAATGTCAATAGAAGAACTGAGAAAGATATTGAATGAATAATAATTTAAAAGAAGAAATAAAAAAACAAGCACGTTTGGAATTAGCCAGACGTGATTTTTTTGAATATTGTAAATTAACTGCATCTGATTTTTACGAAGAAGAACGTAACTTTTTAAAAGATTTATGCTATCAATTACAAGATTTTTACAAGAGCGATGAAAAAGTATGTGTAATAAATATGCCACCAAGACATGGAAAGTCAAGAACTGCAGGAAAATTTGTAGAATGGATATTAGGAACTAATCCAAACGAAAAGATAATGACAGGATCATACAATGAGGATTTATCGAGTTCATTTGCAAAATCAGTAAGAGACACAATAGCTTCTGAAAAAACAGAAGGCGTAATCGTATATAATGATATATTTCCTAATACCAAGATTAAAGATGGCGAAGCTACACAAAAAAAGTGGGCATTAGCTGGAAGTAAGGTGTCAAATTATTTAGCAACGTCGCCAACAGGTACTGCAACAGGGTTTGGATGTACAATAATGATAATAGATGACCTCATAAAAAATGCTAAAGAAGCCTATAATGAAAATACATTAAAAAATCATATAGACTGGTTTAATAATACAATGTTATCAAGGACAGAAAATGGATTTAAGCTAATTATAATAATGACAAGATGGTCTAGTAATGATTTAGCAGGATATATACTAGAAAATTATCCTAATGTAAGGCATATAAACTACAAAGCAGTTCAAGAAGATGGTTCAATGTTGTGTGAAGATGTATTAAGTAAAGAAGATTATGAATTTAAGACTAAAAATATGAACAAAGACATTATATATGCCAACTATCAACAAGAACCAATAGATGTAAAAAATAGATTATATACATCCTTTAAAACTTATGAAAAATTACCACCAGCACACTATATTATGAATTACACAGATACAGCAGATGAGGGCGACGATTACTTATGCTCAATAGACTATCAAATGTATAACAGTGAATATTATATCTTGGATGTTATTTATACACAAGAGTCAATGGAAGTGACAGAACCAGCAGTAGCAGAAATGATGACCAAAGATAATGTAGGAAATGCGAATATAGAAAGTAATAATGGTGGTAGAGGGTTTGCAAGGAATGTGCAAAAAGAGTTAAAGGAGTTAAAGAATACTCACACAAAAGTAAATTGGTTTCATCAAGGAGAAAACAAAGTTGCAAGAATATTAAGTAATTCGACAGGAGTAATGAATAACATTTATTTTCCAATTAATTGGGAGGATAGATGGCCAGAATTTGCCAAACATTTAAAACATTATGTGAGAACAGGAAAAAATGAACATGATGATGCTGAAGACTGTTTAACAGGGGTATATGAAAATCCAAAACCTAAAAATACAAATATGACAATGACTAATAAGTCTTTTATAAATATGTAACATCTACTAAAAAGTAGGTGTTTTTCGATTGGAGGAAACAATGTTAAGATATAGTAAAGAAAGATTAGTGGAAGAAAAAAGTATAACAGATATATATTTTAAAACACAACTAGAATTAGATGTTAGAAAAGAATTATATGAGAATTTTAGAAGAAAATTAACAGATGAAGAACTAGCAAGTTTAGATGATGAAGATATAAAAGTACCACTTGAGAGATATATAAGTGTTATGTCTGCCGGTTATTTTGGAGGAAAAGCACCAACATATAAAGTAAAAGCATTTAATAAAGATAAAGACAAAATAATCAAAGAACTATTTAATCATGAAACTAATGACGAAAAAGAAATAATAGAAATAAAAGAATTAATTAAACATATAAATGACTATAATAATGATGCTTCACATTTTTTACATATGGTATTAGATTACTTAATAAAAAGAGCTTGCTATGAAATATACTATAAAGACGAAAAAACAGGAGAAATAACAATAGCAAGAAGTGATGCATTAGAAACTATCGCTATATGGGATTATTCAGCTAAAAAGAATTTAATAGGTATATACAGAATAATTCGTACATATATGGCAAATGGTGAATATCAACAAATGATAGAATTAACAACAGCAGATGGAAAAAGATATTATTACGATACACCTGAAAAAAGAAAAATATTTGGTACACCAGCGTATGAACAAAAATTTAAAGATGAACCATTATTTAAAGAAAACATAAAAGAACAACAACCTAAAAAATGGGACGATGATATACCAGCAACAGCAATAGAAAATTGCGATGGAATAGCAATTTTTGAACCTGTAATCAGTTTAATAAGAGCATATGAGAGATGTATTCAAAATTCAAGAAATGTATTTAAATATAATGATGAAGCAATATTGAAAGTTAGAGGATATACACCAGAAAATCCGATGATTATACAAAATGAAAAAGGCGAAGATATTATAAACCCTGCAAGACAAAAAGAAGATGAGTATGTATTAACAAGTAGAGTAAGATATCTTGATGGAAATAAAGATGTAAATAGTGATATAGCTTGGGTTGAAAAGAATGTAAACGATACGGCATTACAAAATCACAAAAAGACATTGATTGATATTATTTGTTTGTGTTCATTTTGCCCTAATATGACAGATTTAGGTTTTACACAAGCAGATAATAATGCAGCACTTGAAAAGAAATTCTTTAGTTTACAACAATATATAGCAACATTTGAAGGAGATTTCGAAGAAGGTTTAAAAAGAAGATGGAGAATAATATTAGAAAAATTCAATAAAGAAAAAGGTAAAACATATGATTTTAGAGATATTGAAATAAAACTAAATAGAAATTTACCTTCTGATGTAGCAACAATGATTACTAATGCATTAAAAATAAGAGGATTAGTAAGTGATGATACGGTCATAAACTTATTAGGACTTGATTTAGATGCAACAAGTGAGTTAGCAAAAATGGACTTACAAAATGAAGAAAATATTCAAAAGAATTTACAACAAATGCAAATGATGGGACAAGCAGGAGCAGAGCAAGATAATAAAGAAGATAAACAAGATGATAAAGTGACAGACTTAACAGACACACAAAAAGCACAAAAACTAACAGCAGATAATAAGAAAGAACAAACTAAAGTAGTTAATAAACAAATCAATAAAGAAGAATAGAGGTGTTTTATATGTGGGAGCAACATGACAAACATGTAAAACAATTAAAACAACTATACAATAAAACATCAAGACAAACACAAAACAGATTACAAGAACTATTTGATACATTTAATTTTACAACAGAAAATATCTACAATATTATAGATAATAAAACTAAGAAAAGAATAAATACATATATAGAGTCTTGGAAAAAACAAGGATTACTAAAAAATAATAATTACTTTACTGTATTAGCAAACAATATTTACAAAAGAACAAGAGTAAAAAATAGTGAAATATTAGAATTACTAATTTATAGTGCATATATAGAAGAACAAAGCAAACTTGAAGAACAAGAAAAACAAATAATGTATGAAGATGCCAATTATTACTATGAACAAGGACAACAAGAAGTAAATAAAAAGAAAAAGCCATCAATATTAGCGATCGCTTTATTTCTTGCATTATTAGATCAACCAAATTATAGTGGCTTTAATTGGAAACAGTATATTGAAGCTACAATGCAATATAATACACAACAATTATACAAACAGGCAATTTTAAATATACAACAACAAAGAGACCTAGAAATCAATTCTAGCGAGTTTCAAACGATAATAAACAGGCAAAATAATCAAAAACTTAATATAAATAATGATAAGATATCAGGTGCAGTAGATTTACAAATGATTGGATTAAATAATCTAGCAAAAGCAGAAGGAATAAAAGAAGTAACAGAAGATAATTCAAAAGTTAGATTTATTGCAGTAGAAGATGATAAAACAACTTTAATGTGTGATAGTTTAAATAATCAAGAGTTTTATATTAACAAAGAAAATGTATTTGATAGATATTATGGTGAGACACAAAAAGAATTAACAGTACAAAGAATTAGATGCAATGGATTAGTACTAGGCTTAAATCTTCCACCAATTCAACATCACTTTCATTATTGCAGAAGTACGATAATGTATTTGCCACCAGTTGAAAAACAAGAAAAAACAGAGTATAATCTTGATATACCTAAAATAAGTAAAGATATTAAACAAGTTTTAAGCAACACAAAATTAAATTCCAGTGTAAAAAGACTGTTTAATAAATATCTAACAGGCAATAATGCAAAAATAGATAATAACTTAAATGTTCCAATGAGATATAGTATTGATGATGATAAGATATATATAAATTCAAACCACTCAGATTTTAAATATTATGATTTGTCTGAAAGTTTAAGTCATGAAATTATACATATGATAGATATAAGAAATAATATATCTGATAAATTAAACATAGACAATGAATTAAGAAGAGCAAGATTACAAATAGATATAGATAAAGATAAATATATCAAAATGTTATCTAGTAGTAAATATGAAGATAATATGACATTAAGTGATATTTTTTCTGCTGTAACAAATAGTAAAATATCAGGAAGCTATAATCATTCAAGCAAATATTGGCTTGAAGATGTAACAAGGATAGAAAAAGAGTTGTCGGCAAATATAATGTCAGCATATTTAACAAATAACAAAGATACATTAGATATAATTAATAGTATATCTGGGTTGAAAGAAATTAAAGAAAAGGTAGTGAAGTTATATAATGATTATACCAAATGATGTAAAAGAGTTAATTCATAAGTATATAGAAAAAAATGGCAAAAGACCATTAGGTTTTAATTATGATGAATGGAATAGTTTTGCAGAATATAAAGAATATTTAGAAAAGGAGTTAAGCAAATGAAAATATTAACACATTTATCTAAAAAAACAATCAATAGAGTTATAGAACAAGAAGGAACCTATGGCTTTTTTATAGATATTGATAATGCAAAATATGAAGCTGTTTTATATGGGTATGCTATTATGACCGAGCCTTTTGGGAAAATCACGAATAGTAAAATAAAAATAATTATAACTTTTGACGATATGAAAATATTAAAATTTCAAGCAGGACAAAAGATTGAAGTTGATGATGAGAATTACTATGTATCTTATATGAAATCAGATGGATTTTGTCAAAAAATAGAAATAATAATAACTAAAATGAAATAAGAGTAAGTACATAATTGTATTTACTCTTTTATTATGGAAAGAAGGTGAAAAAATGAACGATAGAGCAAAATATTTAGCAGTAGATGAAGAAAAAAACAACAGAATACAACATATAAGAGAATGTTTCTCAATTATCTATGATGAAATTGATTTAAAGTGCAAACCAAGTAGAGAAACATCATTAGCATTAACTAAACTAGAAGAAGCACAATTTTGGGTTATAAAAGGAGTAACAAGGGAGGATAAATAATATGTGGTTATTAGTTTTAATATTAAGTATTAAATTACAAATGCCAACTTGGTATTGGATTATATTTACGGTAATTACAATATTTAGCCCAGCTATGTGGGTATTAAAATATAATTATGCAGAAGGATATATGAAAGCAAAGAATAAAGATAATAAATAAGTTATTAACATTTTATAATTATAAATCAAAGAGCTAAGTCGACTAGTTCTTTTTTTATGCCCTAGATATGGCTTTAAACTGTCTATTTTGTTTGGTTAGACTTCCGTAAAAAGTCAAAATAGTTTGGTTATAACTCAGCCGAAAAAGTTAAAGGAGGAATTTCATCATGGATAATAAAGATGAAGAAATGAAAAAAGATATGGAATCTACTGCCGAGAGTGTAGAAAAAGTTGAACCATCAAATGTCGAAGAAAATAAAGAAAAAACTTATACAAGAGATGAAGTAAACAAGATGATTAATGCTGAAAAGCAAAAAGAAAGACAAGCAATGTTAGAAGAAATGGAAGCCAAAAAAGCAGAGGCTGATAAACTTGCAAAAATGGACGAAGACCAAAAGAAGTCTTACGAATTGGAGCAGGAGAGAGCAAGAGCAAATAAGGCTGAAAATGAACTAAATGCTTACAGATTAAAAGACGAAACAATTCGTCAAGCAAATCAAAGAGGTATCTCATTAGGATATATAGATACTATTGATTTTTCAAGAGAAACTGCTGAAAGTATCAATTCAAAATTAGATATATTTGAAAAAGTATCAAAAGCAGATAGAGAAAAAGCAATAAATGAGTATTCTAAAGAACCTGCTCCTCAAACAGGAGATTCAATTGAAGGTTCTAAACCAGAAAGTCAAATGACTTATGAAGAACTTTGCAAATTATCAAAATATAAGAATTAAAAGAAAGAAGGTATAAAAAAATGGCAGATTTTACAAGTACAGGAACATTTAACAAAAAATATTTTAATGAAAGAGCATTCGGTGCTTATTATGACACAATTCCACAAGAAAGATTAAATTTATTAATAAAATCAGGAGTATTACAAGGAAACAATAAAATAAGAGAAATGTTTGCATCACAAACTGGTGCTGAATATGGAATAATTCCAATGATAGGAAGATTAAAAGGCAAACCAGTAAACTATGATGGAAAAACAAAATATGATGAAGGAAAAACATTGCCAACATATAAACAAGGTGTTGTTGTTATTGGTAGAAAAGACAAGTTTTATGAAGATGACTTTACATATGATGTAACATCTAAAAAAGACTTTATGAGTCAAGTTGCAGACCAACTAGGAGATTACTGGGATAGCGCATGGGAAGATGTATTATTAATTATAACAAAAGCATTATTCTCAATGAAATCAGATGCAGGTAAAGTTTTTGCTTCAAAACACACATATGATATATCAGGAGAAACTGAGTCATCAGTAGCTGAAACAACATTAAATACAGCGTTACAAAAAGCATGTGGAGATAGAAGAAGAAACTTTAAATTAGCAGTAGCAAACTCTGTAATAGTAACAAATCTAGAAGGAAAAAAATTAGTAACAAACTTAAGATATAATGACCCAAATGGAATTGAAAGAGAACTAAATGTTTATACATGGAATGGAAAATTATTAATTGAATATGACGAAATAACAGAAGAAGAGGGAGACCCAATATATGCAAAAACTTCTGATAAAACTTTAACAGAAGGAAAAACATATTATACAAAAAGCGGAACAAATTATACAGCAGTTGCAGAACCTTCTGTTGAAAATATTGGAAACTATTATGAAGTTTCAGGATATGGAGATTCTAAGTATGTTACTTATGTTTTCGGAAAAGGAGCATTTGACTATGAAGACTTAGGAGCAAAAGTACCTCATGAAATGGATAGAGATGCTGATAATGATAGAGATTACTTATATGAAAGACAAAGAAAAGTAATGGCTCCTCATGGTGTTAGTTACTTAATGAAAAATCAAGCAACAGATTCACCAACAGATGAAGAATTAGCAGATGGAGCAAACTGGGATTTAGTAGTAGGTTCTGATGGAAATACATATAACCATAAAGAAATTGCTATAGCAAGAATAATCTCAAAAGGATAGAAAGGAAGGCAATAGATGTTAGAACAAATAAAGCAAAGATTAGGAGCAAATTATATTAAAGATACAGATAATATAATAAAAGACATCATAGCAGATATGACTTCTATTGCCTGTGATGCTTCTAATCGTAAAGAAACTGATAATAAATTATTTCCATACATAAAAAAAGCCGTTATATCTGAATATAATGCTAGAGGTTCAGAAGGACTATTAAGTCGCAATGAGGGTTCTATTTCAAGTTCATTTAATGATATAGAAAAGAAATTAAGAATTGATGTTGCTTCAATAAGGATATTTAAGTAGTGTTATTACGAGATTTAACAAAAGTATATATATCAGAATACGAAGAAATAGAAGACCATGGCGAAATAGATAAAGTATGGAAATATAAAGGACAGGCTTGGTTAAATATGCAACAAGATGTCAACGAGTTAGATAGAAAATCTACTGGTGAAGTGGATTATAGTACATATAAAGGTCGTACGACTAGAAATTATGATATACAAAAAGGTAATGGAATATCATTTGAAGATATCTCAAAATTAGAGAAGTTTATTCCAGAATATAGAGTACTAGATAAAAATAAAATAGGAAGTACATATGTGTATAGAATGGAGAAAATACAATGATAAATTTCAATTGTAATATAAAAGTAAAACATAATTTTAAAAATATAGATGCTATAATTCAAAAATTACCACAAACTGCAAAAATAATAACAGAAGATGTATTAAAAAACATTAGAGGTTACGCTATAAGGTTGGAAAAAGGACATAATGAAGAAGGCATATTAGTCGAAATGATTGATATGTCAACCAAAGAAGTGAAAGGAAGGGTTTTTGCTGACCCTTCTAAATTTATGGCAAATGGAGCATCCTATTTGTTTTTTGAATACTTTGGCACAGGCTCTAATGCTGAAATGGAACACGTAGGAAAGTCACAACATTTTATTGAAAGTGGATTTACTGAGTGGTTCATTCCAGTAAATAAAGTGGATAGAGCATTACCGTATCCAGTTATAAATATAAAAGGAATGGACTTTTACATAGCTCATGGAACTAAAGCAAACCACTTTATGGGAGATGCTGAATTTGAAAGTAGAAATGAAAATACAGAAATAGTCAAGAAAAAATTAGATGAAATGTTGAAGGAGGTATGCAAATAATGAAAGATTTAAGTATAAAGGACTTTAGCGATTTAGTATATGAAAAGCTAGAAAATTTGTATAAGAATAAACCGATTTTAAGTAATCCAAATACAGAAAGTAAATTTCCTATATTGGAATTGCATACACCTTTGAAATCAGTAAATCTAACAGAAAACGCATTTCCTATTCGTTCTACATTTCAAATATCAATCACTTGTTGGAATGAAAAACAAAGACAAGCAATGCAAATGACAGATGAAGTTAGTACAAGACTTCAAGAATTAAATTTAATAAGGACTAATACCAGTCCTGCAGTATATGATCAGATACTGCAAAAATACGGTATAACAATAACTTTTGAAGTTCGTTTTAATTCTATAACGAGTTCTTTTAATTTTATAAGATAATAAGGAGGAATAAAAAATGCCAGAACCAAAAGCAAGTACATTAACAAAACTATTTCATGCTGATACATTAACAGACTTAAAAGATTCAACTAAAAGAAAACAAGTAGCTTTCGTACAAAGCATTCCAGAATTTTTAAAAGCACCAGAGGGAATAACATATAGTGCTTTAGATATTCCTGATGAAAGACAAACAGAAGGAAGACAAAAAGCAGAAAATCTAGAAATAGAAATATTGTTTAAAGAAGACCAATATGATGAATTAAAAGCAGTTCAAACTGCTAAGACAAATGGATATTGGGCAATTCAATTACCGGAAGAAACAGCTACAGAAAGTGGAAAACCACTAACATGGTATTTTACAGGTACATGTTATATAGGAATGAGTGAAATTGCTATAGATGATATGTTAAAATCAAAATTAACAATCTATAGAAGTTCAGAAATAACAGAAAGCAAAGGATTTCCCACAGCCTAGTTCTGCAAAATTGAGTGCTAGGAGCATAACCATAAAGAGAACTAGCACAACAGAAAAAAATACTGAGAAGGCAGAATAAGCCTTCTCTCTTTTGCAAAGGAGAGAAAATATGATAATAGAAACCAAAAATAAAATAATTAATTTAGTAATAAAAACAAGAAAAATAGTAGAAATAGCTAACCTACTAAAAAATAAAAATTTTGAAGAAGCTTTTACAAAAGCTTATGCTATATGCGATATAGAAGCTTTGGCTAAAATTATATTAAAATTAGCAGAAACAGAAGATGAGAAAAGTGCATTTAATTCAATAGATGAAGTATATGATTTTATAGACGATTGTAGAAAAGAAGGAATAGTTGTAAATGATTTATATTTAAAGATTGCGGAGGCTTTGAACGAAGAGGGTTTTTTCAAAAAGAAAATGACCAAGAAAGAACTAAAAGAGTTGATATCAAATCCTTTATCAACAATGAATATGAACGAATTAGTTCAAAAATCGGCAGAGAATGCAATGAGCAAAATAGCAGAGGAACAATTCCAAGGTTTCAGGGGCTAAATGATATAATTTTAAGAATAAAAAATACAAATAATTTAATTGAATTGATTTATGCAACAGAGTCTTTGGCATATTATTTTAATATGAAACCGTTTGAATTTTGGAATAGTAGATATTCAGAAATCAATATTTATTGCCAAACTCATTTGGCTAAAAATGCTGACGATTTAAAACGTGAGATTAATTTACAGGAAGCGGTAACAAATAAATTAATAAGAGCAGATAGCTTATCGAGAAATCCAAAAATAATCCCTATTCGAGATAATTATAAAAATTTATTTCAAGATGAAGAAAAAGAATACATTCAGTCACCAGAAGAAATAACAAAAAAGATGAGACTTCTTATGATAAAAGAAAAAAAATAATTTTTTCGACAAGTTTCGACAAAAATACATGAATAAAAGTGCTATACTTCTTTATATAATATAATAAAAGGAGATATAGAAGATGGAAGATATACAAATAAAAACTAAATTCTGCAAATTTTGCGGTGAAAAGATTCCAGAAGATGCGGTTATGTGTACTCACTGTGGAAGACAAGTTGAACAATTAAAAGGAGAACAACCTCAGGTTGTAATAAATAATGCAAACACTAACACCAATATGAATAAGAATATTGGAGCAGTATCTGGTAGACCAAAAAATAAATGGGTGGCAATAATACTTTGTGCATTTTTAGGATTTCTAGGTGCACACAAGTTCTATGAAGGCAAAACAGGAATGGGAATATTATATCTATTTACTTGTGGATTATTTGGAGTAGGAATAATAATAGATTTTATAGCATTGTTATTTAAACCAAATCCTTATTATATATAAGAAACAACTGATAAAAGCACTTGCAAATTATTATAATTATAAAAGGAGATTGATTATGAATATCGAAGAGTATGTAAAAAATAACAAGACTTATAACATTCTTAATAGAAGTGCAATTATAAAAGCACAAAAATTAGTTGAAAGCAATGAAGAAGTATTATATGCATTAGTAACAAATATTTCTATAAGTCCAAAAACTGATACTAGTTTTAGAAATCAAAAAAATTTCTTTGGTGGAGCTATGCAAATAAAAAATACTTTAAGTGGAGTGATTGTAATAACCAATAAAAGAATAATTTTTTGTAACTCAGTAATAGGGACTACCAATGAAAAACAGTTAAGAATAGAAGATATACAATCAATTGATGAACACATAAGTGTATTTAAAACAGGAGAATTAAGGGTTAATGGAATAACAGAAACTTTTATAATAAAAATATTAAGAAAAGGTTTGAATGAGGAAATAAAAAAAGCAATAAATAAAGCTAGAAATGAGCAAAAAAACAATAAGATAAGCAGTAATATTTCAAATGCTGACGAAATCAGGAAATATAAACAATTGTGTGAAGATGGAATAATAACCAACGAAGAATTTGAAAGAAAAAAAGCGGAATTGCTAAAATAATTAAGAAAAAAAACACTTACTTATGAAGGCATCAGATTAAATCTGGTGCTTTTTATTATGCCTAAAAAGAAAGAGGGTGAAAATATGACAGTAGAAGAAATTGAGATAATTGTAACAGCACAAGTAGAAGAGGCTTTAAAAGAGTTTCAAAAGTTTTTACCAGCTATAAAGCAAACAATAAGGCAAGCACAAGAGGCTTTTTCAAAAGTAGATACTAGAGCAATGACAAGTAAGTTACATCAAGCAGTTAATTTTATGAAAAAGAAAATACAAAATTTAAAGAAAAGTTCAGAAAACAATGAAATAGCAATAAAAGTAAATAATAAAGATGCACAAAAACAAATATCTCAAGTACAAAAACAAATAGATAGTTTGCAAGAAAAAATAAATGCTCGACAAATGAAATTAAACGTAATAAATCCTCAGATTGATAAAATTGTGGATGATACTAGAAAAAGTGTAACACCAGAAGGAATAAACCCTAATGATAAAGCAATGGATACAACAGTGAATAATGCATTAGGAAACAATAAAGATTTTACAGCGTTAAATAATCAAGCACAAAAATTATATACTGAAATAGAAATGTATAATAAACAACTTAGTGAAGCAAAAAACAAAATGACACAATTAAAACAAGAAATAAATCAAACAGCAATTAGTCAAGGAAAATTGACTAGTTTTTTTAGTGGATTTAAACAAAAAATAGACCAAGTAAAGCCAAGCATATCAAAGATGAAAAACAGTTTTAAAGGTCTACCTAAAATTACTCAAAATATAACTAATAATATAAAAGGAATGGGAACAGGTTTAAAAAACGGATTAGGACATGTTTTAAAATATGCAATGGCATTATTTTCATTAAGAGGAATTTATTCAATATTAAGTGGGTGTGCAAATGCATGGCTATCTAGCCAAAATGCAGGAGCAAGGCAATTAAGTGAAAACATAAATTATATGAAGTATGCTATGGGAAGTGCATTTGCACCTGTAATACAGTATGTAACAGGATTAGTATACCAATTAATGAAAGCTATCCAATCTGTTGTTTATGCTTTATTTAGAGTAAATATATTTGCAAAAGCAAGTGCAAGCTCATATGCTAGTATGGCTGGAAGTGCAAAAAAAACAAAAAATGAAACAAAGCAATTAGCAGGAGTACATGATGAAATTAATAATGTGCAATCTAATGATAACTCTGATAGTGGTAGTGGAGGTGCATCACCAAGTTTTGATTTATCAGGAATAGATAATCAAATGTCTCCGTTAGCTCAAAAATTATATGATTTCTTTAAGCCACTCGTTGATAGTTGGAATCAATATGGCACACAAGTGATAGAGGCATTTAAAAATGCTGTTGGTGGAATAGGTCAAGCTATAAGTGCTATGTGGAATAGTGTAGAAACATTATTTACAAATGGAACAATATATTCAATAATTGCTAATATTCTAAATTCAATAGGACAAATAGGAGTGGCATGGGCAAATGCTTGGAATAACGATAATAATGGTACAGAGATAGTACAAGGAATTACTAATATGATTGATGATATTACTAATGCTATTTTAAATTTAGTTTCAAGTACAGGATTTCAATCATTTTTAGATGGTGTTTTAAGTGCTTTTAGTGGTATAGTGCAATTTATAGAACCAATAGTGTCTGGCTTTTCTGAAATGGCAGAAAAAATATTAGAAATAGTTCTTTCAAGTATAGGAGATGTATTGAAAACGGTAGGAGATGCATTACAAACAATAGCACAAAATAAAACGGTTTCCGAAATACTAAAAGCAGTAGGAGGAGCAATTGCTATTGTAGTTGGTGCGATTGTATTATGGAATATTGCACAGGCTATTTTGAATGGACTTATGGGATTATTTGCTATTTTAACAAGCCCTATAACATTAATTATATTAGCAGTAATTGCAGCAATAACTGCAATTATACTTGTTGTAAAAAATTGGGGAACTATATCAGAGTGGTTTCAAAATTTATGGGTAAAAATAACAGAAAAATTACAAGAAATATGGAATAATATAAAATTGTTTTTCGTTAACTTATGGAATAGTATTATAGATAAAATAAAAACAGTATGGAATGGAATTAAAGATTTCTTAAGTAATCTATGGAATGGAATATTAAATATAGTTAAAACAGTATTTAGTGCTGTGGCAACATTTTTTAGCAATGTATGGAACAATATAAGAGGTACAGTGCTAGCTGTATGGACTGGAATTAAGATTACAATTTCGACTGTTATAACTAATATTAAAGATAAAATATCAACGGTTTTAAATAACATTAAAACAGTATGGAATAATATTTGGACAACTATAGGAAATGTAGTAAAAAATATCTGGAATGGAATTTGGTCAGGCATAAAAAGTGTAATAAATTCTATATTAGGTGGCATAGAAGGGTTTGTAAATGGAACTATAAAAGGAATTAACAAATTATTATCAGGAATAAGCAGTGTAGCAAATGCAGTAGGTTCTTTAATAGGACTAAATCCAATCTCATTACAAATAAGTACAATTTCATTACCACGATTAGCCAAAGGTGGTGTATTAACAGAAGCAACAACAGTATTAGCAGGAGAATATTCAGGAGCTAAAACAAACCCAGAGATTGTAACACCACAAAACATAATGAGAGACACATTTGAAGATGTATTGTCAGACTTTAATAATGGCAATGGACAACCAGTACATATAACAATACAATATTTAGGAAAAGAAATATTTGATGATACAATAGATTATATAAATTCAAAAACCAGAAGAACTGGAAAAAATACAATAGTAATGGTAGGTGATTAAGATGATATGGAGAGAACATGGAAAAACAGAAAATTTGCCAACACCTTCATCATATAGTGCAGACATAGAAGATACAGACAATGATAGTTATACAAGTAAAAAAACAGGAGCATTGATAGATAATCCTATAGCAGTAGGAATGTTAAAACTTTCTATGTCATGGGATTTAAATTCAGAAGATGAGGCAGAGAAACTAATACAAAAAACATATAAGAACCCATTTATTCTAGATGTAAAAGTACCAGTTGTTAATGGTGGATTTTTAGAAGGAGCAAAGTTTAGAGTTTCAAAAAGAAAAGTAGAAATGATAGATACAGAATTAAATACGAACACTTCCAAAACAAGATGGAAGTGTTCTTTTAATTTAATGCAAAAAGAACTAACAGAAACTCAAAAACAAGCTTCGAAAAATGCAAATTCATAGGAGGCTATAAATGTATAATACAAGTAAAGGTTATAAAGAAAAAATATTAGAAGATTCAACACAACATGAATTAAATATATACATAGATGGAAATAAAATTGAACCTAATCATATTATAGATTTTAGTTCTAAATCTGAATTATTTAACAATAATGAACTTTGTTTAGGTTGTACTCCTGAAAAAGATATTGAATTTGAAATAGATAAAAGAGATTTACCAGAGAATTACAATGAAGTATATGTTGAAACAGGAATAAAATATCACAATGATATAGTAACAGAAGGAGAAGAAATAACACTAAAAGAAGAGAAAGAAATACCACTTAATTTAGAGATAAGTGGAAATCATAAGCAAAAGACATATAGTGGAAAAAATATTTTGAATTTTGGAGCATCTAAAAGTGGAACAATAAATGGAATAACATATAGTTATGATGAAAATACTCAAATATGGACTGTGAATGGAACAGCTACAGCAAAAACTGATGTGCATTTTGGAAGTATTATAAAATCGAAAGCAAATAAAGTATATCAATTAGAAACATTCCATTTAGGTGGAAGTATTAGTAGTGATAAATGTATGATTTATATGCAAGATGAAAATCAAAATTGGGCTGGGTGGGCTTGTCAATTATTAAATGTAGATGCTAGACAACCAGCAACAAAAGATAAAAATTTGTCAATGGGACTGTTGATTTTTAGAATAGAAAGTGGAATAACATTAAACAATTATAAATTTAAAGCACAATTTGAACAAACAGATAATCCAACAGTTGTAGAATGGGAACCATATGTAGGTGGAATACTTTCACCAAATCCAAACTACCCAAGTGAAATAAAAACAGTTGGCAGTAATGTGAATTTGGCTAAAGAAACTCAAATAGGATATTGGAACAATAATGGAGTGTTTGACTATGACTCAAATTTTGCTTCAAGTAAACAAATAGAAGTAGACGAAGGAAAAATTTACATAGCTAGTTTATTTGATAAAAACAAAAAATATGTAGGTAAAATGGTGTATGTATTATTTGATAAAGATAAAAATTTTACACGATACAGTGGAGAAGAAACAATAACAATAGCAAATAATGAAAAATATGTATCTATAAGAACATATGCTAATCAAAAAAAATATATAAATGATAATGATTATTTAATTAAATTAGAAGAAGGCTCAACACCAACTTCATATAGCCCATATGGTCAAGGGTCAGTAAAGGTAAGAAAATGCAATAAAAACTTATTCAATGCTTATAGTAGTGATTTATTATATTATTTAAGAAATACAGATAAAGAAAAGTATACTATTAACAATAGCAATAGTATTAAAGTAGAAGGAACTGGAGTTTCATGGAATAGACTTGAAATAACTATCTCAAATTTAAAACCAAATACAAAATATACAATAACTTCGCAAATTACTAATATTACTCAAGGTTGGGCAGGATTATTATGTGATTATGATAATAATAATATATTTAAAGTATCTAATAAGGAACAATCTAATCCACAAATCACAATTATTACTGATGAAAATGGAAAAGTCAAAATACAGTTTTATACTAATTATACTTCTACAGTACAAAATAGTTCTGCTATATTTAATGATATTGAATTGGAAGAAGGTTCAACTGCAACAACATACGAAACTCACCAAGAACAATCTTATATTTTACCAGTACAACAAGAAATGTTAGAAGGAGATTATTTTGATTGGGACAATGAAGAAGAAGTGCATGTGTGGGAAAAACTAGTTTTTAAAGGAAATGAAAATTGGAACGTAGATGATATTTATAATGGAATTGCTCAATTTAGTTTATCCGTTAATGCAGTATATATAAATGATGATGATACTGTAATAAGAACAATGTCAAATTATTTTAAAGGAGTTGGTTTTGATTCAAGTTGGTTAATTGATAATTGTGTAACAATAAGGAAACATAGCAGAGTTAGAATAATGATAAGTAAGTACACAACAGTAGAACAATTTAAAACCTGGCTAAAATCAAAATATGATGAAGGAACACCAGTAATCGTATATTATAAACTATCAACACCAAAACGTTTACCATTTACAGAAGAACAAAAAGAAATAGCAAAAGAACTAAGTCATGCAACAACATATGAAGGAACAACACACATATACAGTACAGATAGTATATCTCCTGTATTAAAAACAACATGTGGTAGCGAGATTGTACCAATAGGAAAGTTTACAATTCAGAAACCAATTGAAGATGATGAGTTTAAAGTAAAAATAAAAGCTACAGACTATATGAAAAAATTTGAAGATAACAAATATGATGGTAGCAATTTAACATATCCAAAGACTATGTTAGAAGTTTTAGAAGATATATGCCAAAAAGCAGGAGTAGAACTAGGTTCTACTTCTTTTCTTAATTCAGAAAAACAAATAGCAGTATATGATAATACTGTAACAGCAAGAACATATTTAGGTTATATAGCAGAACAAGCAGGTGGATTTGCTGTAATAGGCAGAGATGGAAAATTATACATAAAAACATTTGGAGAAGATACTATCAATTTCAATGTTGATTTATTTGGTGATTTTACTTGGGGAGATAAGCTAAAAGTAAGTAGAGTTTCTTATGAAGATGGAATACAAAATTATAAATTTGGAGATGAAACACAAGCAACAGTATTTATTGACCAAAACAATATGTATATAGTTGATAGTGAGCAAGTAGAAAATATTTATAATCAAATAAAAGATTTTGAAGTATACACATTTGAGGGAGAAACAATAATAGATCCAGCTTATGATATTGGAGACATTCTAGTAATTGATGGTAAAAAAGTTTTATATCAAGGAGAAATAAAGTATGCTGGTAAATTTAAAGCAAGTATAAATAATAAAGTACAAGCTAAAACAGAACAAGAAAGTATGCAAACAAAACAAACAAACTCAAATAAAATCAAAAGAGTACAAAGTGAAATAAATCAAATTGATGGAAAAATAACACAATTAGTACAGGAAACAACAGAAAATGAGGAAAAAATAACACAAGCACAACAAGATATAGATGGATTTACACAGAAAGTTGCAACAAAAGATGAGCTAACAGAAAAAGTAAATGAATTAAAGCACACTATAGAAGGAATAACATTACAAGCCAAAGAAACAGGTGGAGGTAACATATTCTTTTATGCGAAAGAATACTGGAGAGGACAAACACAAGATAGTGAGGCAACATTAGAAGAGTATACAAATACTTTAATACAACAAAATAATGTTAGTGATGAAGGTTATTTGATAAATAAAGGAGTATCAATTCAATCACAAGTTGTGAAGAATGGACAATATGTCATAAGCTTTAATTATTACAAATTAAAAACAGATGCTACAGGTTATGTAAAAATAAATGAAGTTGAATATAAACTAGATGGAGAAATAAACAATTGGATTGAAAAAATAATTCCTGTTGAAATAACAAGTAATAATATAAAAATAGAAATTGGTAGTGATACAGTAGCATCATATTATATTTCAGATTTAATGGTTTCAATGGGAGTAGAAAAAAATATATGGACACAAAATGCTAATGAAACAAGAACAGACACAGTTGAAATAGGAAAAGGTATTCAAGTTAATTCTAGTACCAAAAACACATATACGAGAATTGATGCAGATGGAAACAGAACATTCAATAGTTCTACAAATGAAAGAGTAGCAGAAATGACTGATAAAGGTGTTTATACAAAACAACTAGAGGTAAAAGAACAAGCAAAAATTAACGTATTATTAATTCAACAAATTGGAAGTCAAGTTTGGCTTACAGGATTAGGAGGCTAAGATGGGAACAATAACAGCTTATGGAAGTAAGCACTCACACGAATTTAAATTAACAGTAAATGAAACATCAACAAGTACAGCTAATAATACTTCTGAAATAAGTTTTAGTTTTACAATATATAAAGCAAGCTATTCTTGGAGTAACTGGAAGAGTATAACATATAGTATTTCGATAAATGGTACTTCTTATTCAGGAACAATTCCATCGTATTCAGCTGGTTCAACATTAACAATAAGAACTGGAAGTCAAACAGTATCACATAATAGTGATGGAACAAAATCAATAAATTACAGCTTTTCTGTAAATGATGGTTCAGGACAAAGTTATACTTGTGGAAATGCCAGTGCTAGTGGAAGTATGAATTTAAGTACAATTCCAAGGTATGCAAAAGCCAGTATTTCTCTAAATTCAAAAACAGTAAACAGTGTGAAATTAAATTATTCGGCAGATGCTACAATAGATGGAATTTGGGTTAGTAAAAATGGTGGAGCTTGGGAAAGTGGTTATGCTTTGACATCTCCAATAAATGTAAGTGGATTATCTCCAAACACTAAATATACTTTAAAAATAAGAGTGAAAAGATTAGACAGTCAATTATATAGTGAGTCTAATAGTATAGAAGTGACAACTCATCAAATTGCTACTTTAAGTTCTGTACCAAATGTTAATATAGGCTCTGCACATACAATTACTTGGGCAAATCCTAGTGGAGCAAGTACAAGCTTAAAATTATGTAAGACAAATAATTCAGTAATAATAGATTATGGAACTGTAACTGGAACAAGTAAAGCAATAACACCAACGGCAAGTAAAATATACCCACTAACTCCAAACAGTAATACATATAAAGCAAGATACATTTTAACAACAACAGCAAATGGAAAATCATATACAAACTCAAAAGATTTTACGTTTACAGTAACAAATAGTAATCCAACATTTAATAATTTTACATATCAAGATACAAATACTACAATAACAGCTTTAACTGGAAATAATCAAATTTTAGTAAATGGTTATTCAAATGTAAAAGCAACAATTAGTACAGCAAATAAGGCTACAGCAAAAAATAGTGCAACAATGAAAAGTTACAAGTTATTAATTGGTACAAAAAATACTACAGCAAATTATAATGCAAGTGCTGATGTTAATATGAGTATTAATCAAGTTAATAACAATGTTATAGATTTATATGCAATTGACAGTAGAGGAAATAGTACAAAAGTAAGCAAAACAGCAACTATAAAAAAATATAGCAATATAAAAATAAAATCACTATCAGCAACTAGACAAAATAATATTGGAACAATAACAACTTTAAACTTTGAAGGAGAATTTTGGAATGCAAGTTTTGGTAGTGTGGCAAATGCAATAACTAGTTGTAAATATAAATATAAAACTACTTCTAGCTCTACTTGGATTGATGGTAAAACAACATTAACTTATACAATATCTGGAAATAAAATTACTGGTAGTTTAAATATTCAAGGAGATGCAGGAACAGATGGATTTAGTGTTGCAAATTCTTTTGATATTCAATTGATATTAGCGGACAAGTTATCAAGTGCAACTTATAATATTATTTTATCATCTGGAAATCCAGCGTTAGCAATATATAAAAACAATGTAGCAATTGGACAGCAATATAATACAAGTGAAGGAAGTAAGTTTCAAGTAAATGGAGATATAAGCTTAACAAATAGAGCGAATGGAATAAATATAAATGGACATAAGGGAATATTAAGACATTGGACAAACGATAGTCAAATGTGTGCAAATAATGGAACTATATATTTAAGACCAAATGGTGATGAAAATACTACTAATCAAGTTATTATAAATAATAATGGAAGTGTATCAGCTAGTCAATTTAAAAGTAGCACTGGAGGAAGTTGGTGGCAAGCTAGAGATAAAGCAACTGTTAGAAATAATAGTTATGGGCAGCAACAAGGATATTCATTTAATGTAGTAGCAA